GATTCATTTTGTCATTTACAAAATTATATAAAGCGTAGTCGATAGTTTCCATAGTCGAAGGCATAAAAATGACCTCTTGTAACTTATCTTGAACGTCTTTAGACCCAACATAATCAAATCTATCTGCATATCTATTTTGTAATTGTCTTTGAGTTTCTCTAACTGGCATTTTCTACCATCCCCTATGATTGGCCCGAAGGCGAAGATTGTCCATTGGCTCCATCATTAATACCTCTAAATGTTCCTCGGCGGGCGCGTACACATTCGGCACTAACTTGGAACTTGTGGTCCACCTGGCCAAAATAATATCGCGTGTCATTAAACAATCGTACTATTTCGTAAAGTTCCTCGCCATACTGTACAAAATCGCCCGGGCGAACATATAAATTTTGGTCCGCAGTGAGTCGTTTGCGATGAAAATTAATTGTTAATTTAGTTTGATAATCATAGCTGTACTTATCATTTTTTTGCTCATTTTCTACGACCACGTAGGCATACACACGAACTGGAGGTAAAAAGGTCTTATTGACAGATTCTCCGTATAGCGGATGAAAATTAGTGGCCTCCAAATCTATAGGATAATATAATACCGTCTGACCGATAACTCTCTCGGCTAGTTCATCGTTGACTTGCTTAACAAGATCCCTTTCCTTTAGCCCAAAAAACATGGGAGGAGGAGGAGCATCAGGCTGTGTCCATTTATCGTTAGGGTTTCCCATCTATCTACCCTACATATATGCCGGCCGGAATATCGCCCAACAATTTTTCAGCATTATCGCCCAAAGTGGCATCCAGTTCGGACAGCTTAACATAAGTAAGCTCATCGAATGTTGTTTTAAGTTCCTCTCTTAGTGCATCTTGTTCTGCTTTAGCCTGAGATAAGAGTTCGCTGTGATTTAAAGTAACGTTATCGCCCGGAATCGGAACAGTACTAAATTTACCCCTTACTTGACCCAGCATCTCTTTTGCAAGAGCTAAAGAAAATCGTCTAATCCACTGTTTTCCGATTGAATTAATGCTGGTATAGGCAATATTTTGGAAAGGGAGGGTGTTCATATTATTAATACCTTGAACGCCCGTTTTGCTATTTGGTTCAGACTCTTCCCATGGACTACTATCCACAGTAAAATTAAACCAAACACTTCCAGGGTATATATTGCTCGGTTGGGGGAATATTCTTATATTGTTATTTTTAATTTCATAGGACCAGTGAGAAACACGCGTATTAAGAGCATCTTCGTATGCCATGGCCTGCAGTTTATTTTGCCATACAGGAACAATATCGAAAGTTGAATCATCAGCGTACTGACCATAGGTTCGCAGGTTGCCTACTACAGAAAATCCGCCATAATATCCATAAAAGCGCCACATCGCATTGGGAGTTTTATAATAAACCCTTCTAATAATAATTTTTTTATTTCCCACTCTTCCGAAATATGATGCAGACGTGTCAGTTGCGGCTGACGATGAAATAATGTTCTGGAGGTCATAATCTTGTGTCCCGGTCCTAGTATTAAACGAGGCCGAATATATATTGTCGGTGCCTCCGAGGCCTGTTTCTGTGATTGCTCTGTCGCTAAACCGCCTTATATAACCATAATCAAATTTAGGATAACGAAGCTCGATTTGAGAACCAGATAGCGCATCTCCAGTCAGAATTTGACCATCCTGATCAAACGACGCTGTCGTGTGCCCTAAAAAGCTCGAAAGAGAGTTCTTAGATTGATGCACATTAACGATATACGAGTATTCTAAAACAGCTTCTTCGTAGGATGCATAAATATTTCCCTCTGTCAGTTCAATATCTAATACATCTCCGCCCAGTTTTTTATAAGTGTAGGCAACTTGATCTGCTGCGCCGGATAAAAACTGTGTTACAGAGGCATATATCCCAAATGGCAGCGTTGTGGCTACATTAGCTTCGGAGCCAGTAGCAGGCAAAACATTTTTATTGGTTGTCGATGCGGGTCTTAGGACTGGAAGCGCCATATATAATCCTCAAGGTAATTAGTGACTCTATCATAAATAGAAAGCCCCAGCTCATAGAGCCGGGGCTTTCGGTTATTTATCCAAATAATGGACTAGATATTAGCCTTGCATATCGGCTATTACAACTAGACCATACATGTCAGGACGCACCATCTGCTTGGCGTACCGAGTCATGACACCCTTACGGGGCACGAAATCTTCGACACCAAAGATGGTGGGGGTTGTCTGGAGCGGTACGTACGGAGCGTACACATATCCGGACTCTAGGAAACTGCCTCCCCGTCGTCCAACCAAAACAACGTTTCGGAGGAAGTACGGGTCAACATAGATGTCCCACTTCTTGGAAAGATTACCAACCTTAACAGCACCAGCAGTACCACGATCACTATCCACCGCTACATTAGCGCGGAAACCAGCCGTGAACTCTAGGATGTTAGCAACTTCAGGTCCGCAGACAATAAAGTTGGCACCACCCCGGAGAGTCTTCCGGTGAATCTGGGCCGACACATCATTAACAGTCTCAACAAGAGTTTCATACCACTCACTTACATTACCGGTGAAATCAGCGGCAATCTCTAGAGGGGTACCAAGCTCACGATTGAGGAACGTACCAGGAGCACGCGACCAATATCGCAAACCAGCCGTAGAACCCTTAACGAGATCGTTAAGAATTTCACGGTCAATCTCTAGAGCAATCTGTTCAGATAGAATCTGAGTAAGCTCGACCTCGGCATCCAAATTGTGATAGGCATTAAGATCCTGTCCCAATTCTGGAGTCCACTTGGCCTTGAGCTTCTTGGTAATCGCGGTGACAGCCACGGAATCGATCTGAATATCGATCTCGGGGATGAACTCACTACCTTCCAAGCCCCACTGAGCGTGACCTTCGACTGAGCCGAGGGCACCTCCGTTAACGAAGTTATCTACCATAGGATAGGTAAAGGTAACTTGTTCGGCCTGCACACTACTAGTAATATCAACCGCTGTGAAAGCTCCCGGATATGACGCCACTACCATAAGAAGGTTAGCAGAGCCACGATCATTAATGGGGCCTCCCGCAGACGCAGAACTGAATCGCCAAAGACGACGACACAGAGTACCAGAGTTCCAAACACCGAAGCCGTTTGCAGTATTAATCTGAATAGCCGTAAGGTCATCCATATTGATATCCTCATCGTTGTTTGCATCCTGAATACCATCCGCGTTACCATCAGCGCCAACGCTGACAATAGGAACTTCGAAGACTGCAACAGTCGTTGAGCCAGAAACTAGATCCGGATCGTACGCCGTCAAGGTACCCAGAGTCTGAACCCCATCGGCGGCCGGGAATTGGTCGTCGTCACCAGCCGTTCCTCCAACGAGAACCGTGAAGGTTCCAGCTGCAGGGGGGCCGGCCGTAGTGTTAGATCCGGTCGGAGATGCATAACCGTTGTTAAGACCATATGGTCCCTGTTCCGAAAATACGCCCGCAAGATCAACACCTTGGGTAATCTGCGAACCAACCACGTCGCCTCCGAAGAGGGATGTGTTAGCCGGATAACCGAGACGATCTGTCATCGTGCCAGTGGCACCGATATCAGGCGAAACCGTGAAGTCCAGGAAGAAGATCAGACCAGAAGGCAAGCTCATGGGCTGAACGCTAACGAGATCGTTAGCAATTAAATTGCCGAATACACGGCGAACGAGGGGGAATGCGACAGCCGCAAAACCCTCCACGTCACCAACAGCCATGCTGCTGGATTCACGAAGTAGCTCTTTTGCCTGATTTTCAAGCAAAGATGCCATTCCGTTTCGAAGGTGATCACTTTCAAGACCCTCTAGGAGACCGGTCTTTTCCCACTTGGAGATAAGAGCCGCGCCCTCTTTTGAGAGGTCTCGATTAATGATACCTTCGGTTAACTTTTGAACAATAGACATTTTTATATTAACCTCCTTTAAAAATTATTGTTGTTTCAAACCTGCCAAACGCAGCATTCGTTCCATATTGGGATCGACTGCTGTAGAAGAATCTCCTCTTGAGCGTCTATTAGAAGACAAGAGCATTGAAGTTGTCGGTTTGCTAACTGCTTCGCGTAGTGATTCTGAACGGCGAACCTTGCGGTCACCCACTGCGCTTTGAAGAGTATCAAAT